TCTTACATAGCCGACTGAACCAATCTCACCTTCAAATGGCTGTGTATTTCCGTAATCTTTTACATCAATAAATCCTGGTAATGCTCTTATGTCATTCTCAAGGTCAGTGTGTCCTACTGCTATATAAGCAGGCAAGATTGCCTGTGTTCCGAATGCTGGAGTAGATTTTACTATAGATGTAATCATCTGTGCATTCTGTCTCTTTAAGGCTCTTACTATTCTCTTTACAAGGTTTCCATTGAGAGGAGTATTAACTTCTGCCCTTGTTGTTCCGTTACTATAGAACTTGTTAGTTCCTGCTTTCAAGATACCCCATCTTATGGTCTCTACAGTTTGAGCCGCCTGCTCTCCAAGAAGCTCAACACCTTCCTGTATGATTGGGTCTTCGTGAGTATCTGCAACGACATCGGATATCTCTATAAGAGAACCATACTGTTCAAGAGTTGCAGTAATATCTGTTTTAGTCATCTGAACAGACGGTGGTGTTACGCCTTCCTGAAGTGGTGTGGTTGCAAGTGGCAGAGAGTTGTATCTTCTGAATACTATAGATTTGGTTTCGTTTCTTGGAATAGTTTTAGCCTGAAGGAATTTCTCAAGTGTTAGTAAAGGTAAACCTCTTTCAAGTAACTGTTTTGCTACATAAGCAGCCGTTCTTGGACTTATATCTCCGTATTTTGTCATAGCCATAGTTTGTTCTCCTTTCTATTTAACTTCTTAGTGCCTCCTCAAAAGCGGCTTCAAAGTCGTCTTTTGGAACGGTCTTCTGTGCTGTTGGTGCTGTCGTCTTGGTCTGCGGGACAACTTTGCTTGGCTTTTGAGTTGGCTTTTTTTGTTCTTCGGTTTTAGTTTGTATTCCCTGTTCCATCTTAAAATCATTCAAGAGTTCAATAACTTCTTCAGGAGTTCCACTTTCCAATATTTCCTTATAAGTTTCTGCAATACGCTGTGGTTTAGAATTTATCCACGCTTCAAGTTCTGGGGACTCCATATAAGTTTCAAAATCTGGGTGAACTTCAGCAATGCGTCTATAATGGTTCTCCAGCTGGGTTTCCTTTACCGTTTGTTCAATAGGTGCATACTTACTGTCGATATGCTCTAACATAGCCTTCAAAGTCTGTGTCATTGCAATAGTATATTGCTCCATTACAGACTTAATGCTCTCTTCTATAAGAGAAGCAACTTCTGGCAACTCTTCTGCCAGCTCTTTTACCTTTTCATTTTTGTTAATAGTCTCTGAAACCCAGCTCATATCAGGAGCTTCTGGTTCTTGCTCCTGCCCTTTTCCTCCATCAGAAGCTGGCTGTTCTTCCTTTTTTTCTTCTTCATCTTCTTTACCACTGCCAGACTTTAGTTCTTCAAGCTGTTTCTTTAGCTCTTCAATCTGCTCCTTCTGAGATTTGAACATACCCTGCAGGGTTTTGTATCTCTGAAGGATTAGAGCAGGGTCTTCTTCCTCTGGGGTGTCTGGCTCATCACCTTCTTGAGGTTCTCCACCTTCGTCAGGTTTTCCGTCTTCTTCTGTTTCTTGAGAAGGCTCTTCAGTTTGTGTTTCGCCTTCTTCCTGATTTTCAGTTCTCTCTTCTTCTTGATTTTCCTTACCGTCTTCAGGTTGTTCATTATTATGAACATCACTTCCACCGTTATCTTCCCCAGCCTTTTCTTCTTCATCTTCTTCTGGCTTGGGGTTAACGGCATCATCAAAAAAGTCAAAAAAGTCTTTTTCAGTATCCATATATCACCTCTATTCTGCCAGCCCTGTAACAGGCTTGGCAAGTAATTTCCTTAATTTCTTGTATGCTTGTATTCTACCCTGAATGAATTTGATTTCATTTATACCTGCTGTTTCCAAAAAATCCCTTTCCTCTTCAATAAGAATATCTGTTAGTTGTTCTATCTTGTCAACAACTTCAGGGTATTTTGTTAAACTTCCTATAATTTCGTTCTTTCTTGTAGTTACTTTCATTTATTATCTCCCAATAAGGATTTGTCAAGAGTGTCTTTAGATTTAGCCAGCATATGTGTAGCTTTAGCTTTAGTGTATTCAATATCAGCCGCTGCTTGTTCTTTAGCAAGCTGTTCGGCTTCAGCATCTCTTTGAGACTGCAAGATAGCTTCAACTTCTTCTTCACTTCTTAATATATCATCATAAGGCAAGCCGAGTAATCGTAATTCGTGTTTATAGAGATTGAGTTTATTGATATAGATTTCATCTTGTGGAGTAATAGAACTGTTGAACTGTGCTAACGATTGTAGCATCTGCTCTTTATATACTTGGCTTTCATAACCAAATCCTTCAGCAAGATACTTAATAGAAAATTCTTTTTTCATCTTGGTATTGTATTCTTTGTTCCAATCGATAAGTTCCTTCAGTATTTTTATATTTTCTTTTTCATACCCACGAACTATATCAGCAATACTCATATTTGTATTAGATGATAGCTGTGTGAAGCCTGTCGCAGTTGTATTAGCTGGAAGGTTGTCTGGATTTCCCCATACAAATGCTGGCAGGTTACTTTCTTCATCTCCAAACTGTTTGAATATATTTATAATGGTAGCATACTCTTGAATATGACTGTCAGATGATATAGTCCTGATGGCAGGATATTGAGCTTCTTGTCCTCTTCCTTCTCTAAACCATATCTTTCTTGGATATTGTGTTGAAATATCCTGCCCTTCTGATAACAGGTCAACATTTACTTCAAGTTGCGGACCTGTTACAGATGCACCATTGTCAATTATCATACGAGCCGCCGCACAAATAGTCAGCTGTGTTCCGTTTAGAATATTAGGTAATCCTGTTCCAAAGATGGAACTGTCATCTTTTTCATAGTAATAGAAGTGATAGATGTCATTTGGTATGTCTGAAGGATACATCTCAACCTTTATTATATGCTTTCCAAGAAGCCAAGCATTGCACATATATGCTTTGTTAGGGTCATATTGTTCTTCATTTAAGAGATGACCATCTATAAATCCCCAATACTCTAAAACATCAAATAATCCATAAGACTCATTGTTTGGATTATTGTTGTCTGTGGATAGGCTCTCAAGTTGGTATTCCCAATTTGGTTTTTGATAGTCGCCATCTGGATTGGCTGAAATGTATTTCATTATAGTTTCTTTATCAAAGCCGTCAAAATCTGCCAGATTTATCAAATCTCTTCGGCTCAATTTGTGTCTCTGGAATACAAACGACATCTTGTCAGGGTCAAAAGTTGACATATCTGGATAGATATACCATATAGGAATATATTCTACATACGGGACATACTCCGTTTTTTCTTCTTGAATAAGACTGCCGTCTTCTTTGTAAACTATACTATATCTTGTTTTTTCTTTAGTTAATACTCCTTTAATAACACCTGTTCCAAACATTACTGCAGAATAGTTAGTTTGCTTGAAAACTTCTTCAAATTTCATTTCCTTTAGTTGTTCATTGAGTTCATTTTCAACTTTTGTTTTGTAATCTTCTAAAACTGACTGAACAACTCTTTTAATTTTGTCTTTTGTTAACTCTTCTGGTGGGATAGCCTGCAGTTTCTGTTGCATTTCCTGCAAAACAAATGATGGATATTTCTGATTTTTATCAACTGACAAATGCCAAGACTTGTTAGTAACAGGGAAAAATATCTGGTTTATTTTAGATATAGTCGGTTTAACCTTTGAACGAGTGTATCTTGGATAAACTTCTGAACCTTGATACTGCCGTATTTTGGCAAGAATGTCTGGTGGATATTGCCCTTTAAACTGACGGAGAGCTTCTATCCACTCTTCTTCTTTTGTTCTTCTTTTCTTTTCTACTTCAGAGAAAATTGACCTTAAACTATCAGCCAATTTTTCCTTATTTACCTTCATAGGCTAACTCCTTAATACCCAGCATACGGAATGGCTGGTCTGTAATCTTGTTTTGGTATAAACTTCCTTTCCTTTTTACCATTAGTCAAGTGTAAACATAAATACTGCAAAGCATCGTGTAAGTGTGAATACTTATTTTTCTCTGGTGTATCTGTATATCTTTCATCAGAAACTCTTAATTTTCTATAATGATATCCAGATATAAAACCTTTCCTTAATATATGACAGTTATTGGACAGCTGAAATCTTGGCTTTCCTTCAACAAGCGAATTAAGAAAAGTCTCAACTGCACCAATACGCTCAACAAGAGTATTAGTAGGAGCAGGTATAGCCTTATAACCATTCCTGCGGAGAATGTCAAAGCAAGAAAATTCATCAGTTTGTGAACGCTGAACACCTGCTGGGTCTCCAACTATCTGCAATTCATAATTTGGATAATACTGATTTATGTGCGGAGTGAAATAATACTTTATAAATTGTTCTAAACCAACTCCGTCAGAT